AGTAAACATGGATGTAAATTATTTCATGATGTTAGAACAATTCCAGATTATGGAAATCTAAAAATGAGGTTAATGACTGAAGTCAGTTATGTAACCGAACTTGCCTCAGAACTAATTGAGGTTATGGGTGACCGCCCGCTTTCTATACATTTAGATATTAATCCAAATCCAAAACACAAATCTTCAATTGCTGTAAAAGAAGCATTGGGGTACGTTAGAGGAATGTTCGGGTTTGATCCCGTGCTAAAGCCTGACGCATGGTGCGCAAGTAAAGCTGCAGATCATGCCGTTAGAAATGTTGAAACCATCCAATAAAGGAAAGTATTATGGTATATCCCGAAAACGCTGCTCGTGAAGTTTATTGCTTTAAAAATAAAGAAGATATGTTTGTGGCAATTGATCAAAATAATCTACAACATTGTAACACATACTTCGATCCGCAGCGCGGCTGGGTCGTTGAAAAATTGATTGAGAAAGAGAATCCATGAATATAGAAACCAAGAACAACGAAATTCCATCATTAGAACGGCATAATTATTATTTGTTCAATAGCGACTTTACCTCGTCTTCTACTGGAGAACTAATTAAGTTTATTCTTGAGCGCAATCTAGCTCCAAAAAGACCAAAGGAAATTAAGCTACTAATTAATTCTCCAGGCGGTGAGGTTCCTAGTGCATTTGCTTTGATTGATACTATCAAAGGTTCTAGGGTTCCTATTCATACATATGGTCTTGGGCTAATTGCTAGTTGTGGTTTGCTTACGTTTATGGCTGGTGCCAAGGGTAAAAGATTTATTACAAGAAACACATCAATTCTTAGCCACCAGTATACAGGATTTGCTTGGGATAAAGAGCATGAGCTGTTTGCTAAGATGAAAGAATTTAATTTGGTCAGTGTTAGAATTCTTGAACATTATAAAAAGTGTACAGGACTGACAGAAAAAGAAGTTCGTGAATATCTTCTTCCTCCTGAAGATCGTTGGTTGTCAGCTAAAGAAGCTGTCAAATACGGTATAGCTGACGAGATAGTTGACTTTTATTGACAGTTAGTTTATAATGGGCTTCTAATTATGTTAGGAGTATCCTGTGAATATTTTTTATATTGATACTGACCCTGTTGTTGCAGCGCAAAACATGGTAGACCGCCATGTTGTTAAGATGATTCTGGAATCTGCACAGCTTCTTTCTACTGCTCATCGTGTTGTGGATGGTGTAGAATATGAAGGCCAATCTAAAACAGGTCGTAAAGCAAAACGATGGAAGCTATATGATGCAAGGGAAGAGCATCTATACTCAGCAACTCACGTAAACCATCCTAGTGCGGTTTGGTGCCGAGAATCTGTGCGCAACTATATTTGGTTGTATGAGCACTTTGTTGCTCTTGGTGAAGAATATACTTATCGATACGGCAAGATTCATGCAACTATCGAAAAACTGGCATATCACCTAGAAGCTATTCCTGAAAATATTAAAGAATGGCCTATGACTCCCATGCCTTCTTGTATGGATCAAGAATATATCATTAGCGATGATCCTGTTGTAAATTACCGAAATTACTACATAAAAGGTAAGAAATCCATGCATTCTTGGAAGAATCGACCCGTCCCAGACTGGTTTAACCTAAATAGTGTTGACTAATAATTGAGGTTATAATGAAAATCTTCACTGATTTCTTTAGCGAGCATGCTGCTGCGCATTATTTTGACATAGATGGCACAACCTTTGACCCATCATATGGACCTAATGCTGTAAGAGTTCAAGTATATGATGCAAATGGAAATCATATTAAATCTTTGACTCCGTATGAATACACAACATATAAGAAAGAGCCAGGGCATCATTTAGACTTTAGTGAATTTAGTAGCGCAAAGAAGTTTGCAGAATCTAGACCAATTCGCAAGATCATAGCGAAGGTCAAGCTACTACAACATACTGGTGGTGATGCTCAGTTCTTGACCGCTCGTCCTGACTTAGACGATAAGCAAACTTTTGCTGATCATTTTAAGAAATATGGAATAGATATAAATAAGATACATGTACGGAGAGCAGGCAATTTGGATATGCCTACACCAGAGGCTAAGAAGAAGATTGTTTCAGACCAAATTAAAGAAAGAGGACTTACAAGTGTGCATTTATATGATGACGATGAAGCTAATCTAGATAGTTTCTTAAGTTTGAAAAAAGAATATCCCAAAGTTAAATTTACTGCACATCATGTTCACCATAATTCTGAAACAGGCAAAACTACTATAACAATAAAAAGAATATAAGGATAAGAGATGGGTAAACTTCTAGACAAGGTATTAATGATTCTTCAGAGTGGTAAGGGCGGACTTACCATGACCGGAGAAAAGAAAGAACCCATCATCATTAATCCTACTATTGATAATAGAAGAACTGAATCGTACGATCCTTTAGGTGAAGATAGACTATCACAAACTCCAGAACTTCCTAAGAAAAGACCAGAAAAAAATACTAGTCTACAGGCAAGAACTAAAACTGCATTAAGTGGACACTCTCCAAAAAATGTTCTTGATTCTGAAAAAAGATCTAAAGAAGGAACAACCCCAGGAGTTGATCCAGTAAAGACAACCACAAGAAATACTAATGAAGCTACTGATGCTTCTATTAAACGTGGAATGGGTACTGTTGATCTAGTCAATGCTTATGCCAAAGATACTCCAGGACAATCACCAATTAAGTCAACAACAAAAGAACCTGGAGAAGAGCGTAGAAAGAAACAATTAAGAACTCCAGACAGACCTGTTGTTCCTTTCACAAGACCAAAAGAAAATGAGGCAATGCATCTTCTAGGCGCAGACAAGATGGTTGCTGATAGACCAGATTTAACTCCAGCAGGCGACCAAATGCCTCGTCGCCGTCAAGCAAGATTAGTTCGTGCAGTTGAGAGTATCATGTACGGCGAAGAAATGAATGAACCCGCTCAGGCTGAAGGCATGGGCGGGATTTCTGCGAATAATTCAGAAACTCTTGGTGGACAAAGAAAGCCAAAAAAGCCTTGCGGTTGTGATAAGTGTAAGGCAGTAAAAGAGGGATTCACTGATCTTGATGGTTCCGCTGGTAGCGAGAACCAATACGGTAGCGAGTATCAAGATAAATTTCCAGACACAACTCCATGCATGCATACTCCTGCTGGTGTATCTTGCCCCAAGCATGGTAAAAAGAAATGCCCCAAAGATGGTCTAGTTAAAGAAGATTCTGGTAGCGATAAACCAAATAAAGGTAGACTATTTTCTAATCTAGAAACAGCAAGAAAATGGGCCAAATATTATGGCGGTGTTGTTGGATTAGATCCTGCTACTGGTAAGTATTTTGTATCAGGCAAAGGAATGTATAGTCAAGAAAGTTTTATGGGAGGTGGTGTTCCTTTCGCTGGTAATGCTGGCCCTGGTGGAAAGCTATCTGTTGGTGATGAAGCTGGTATGAATAACGATCCAGTTAAACCTAGAAAACCAATGAATAGAATCAAGGGATATGTCAAGAAATGATTGAAGATAAAAATAAAGGCCAGCGTCTATTAGAAGCCATTAGTTTTGTTAATGCATCAAAAACAAATGGCCGATTCGCTGGATCCGTAGTTAAAGGTGCTAAAAAACTTGGATCAGTACTGGCTTCTCCTTTCCGCAAGAAACCTACTGATAAAGAAAAGGCATATAAAGAAAGACTTAATGCGCGCCTTCAGCATACTAAAGATATTCATGATATCAAACTTCAGCATCACCAAAGTAAAGTTGGGATAAGTGCTGCAGATAGAGAAGCTGCTGCCAAATTAAGAAGCAGCGCCAATGCAGAAAGAGATACTTCTTTCCACGGCAAACAAAAATCTAAATTAGAATTAAACAAAGCTCTTTCTGATGTTAAATTAGGACAGCATAAAGCAAAAACTGATATCAGTTCTTCTGCAATTGCTGATAGAGAAGCTAGAAAAGCAGCGAATATTAAAATGAGAAGTGATGCTGAGGCACAAAAACGCGCAGAAAGAATGAAAGAACGCGAAACGTCTACACAAACATCATTGAGCGTTGATGCGAAAAAACGTGAAGCAAGACAAGCTGAACGAGAAGCAGCTGCTGCTCTAAGGTTAAAGACTGCTGCCAGAGCTGCTTTGTCAAGATCAAGACTGCAAAGAGCTAGACATAAGCAAGACCAAACGAAAAGAGAAGCACAATTAAATCAAGTTGTGGCTACTAATGCAGCCAGAACAGCAGCACATGCTGAGCGCGGTAAGATTAAAGTAGACACGGCTAAAGAAATTGAAAAATCTATCGCAGCAAGAAAGCTAGTAACTCCAGAAAGACCTGCTTCAAAAAGAACACAAACTGCAGGATCGCCTGTTACTATTCATCCTGATGTTGCTGCGAAGGCTGAGGTTGCTAGAAAGAAACTTGCAGCTAAATCTGCAGCACCAGCAACTACAGAACAGCCACCCAAACCAACATCACCAACAGTAAAGACAAAACCAGCTAAACCTGTTATGGGAACGCCACCAACAGCGAACCCAACACCCACACCACCAACACCAACTAAACCAAAAAGACCGCCTGCTGCTGCTCCTACTCCACCAAATCCAAATACTGGATCAACATCTCCTGCTGGTAGACGTTTAGTTACAACATCAGGTCGTGCTGTGAATACAACAGGAAGAGCTATTCGTGGAAAATGGAGAAAATAATGTCACAATTAGGCGATGACTTAAGAATGAATTTAGCAGATACATTTGCCTTGTATCTTAAGACACACAACTATCATTGGAATGTCGAAGGCGAAAACTTCTACGAGTATCATAAGTTTCTGGATGATATCTATAATGAGCTATGGGAAGCAGTTGATGCTATTGCTGAGCACATTAGAGCTATTGGAGAATACGCTCCAGGATCATTCAGTAGATATTCTGAACTTACTGTTATAAAAGACGAAACTGGATTCCCAGAAACTGGTCTTGATATGATCAAACAGCTGGCTGAAGACAACGATAAGGTCATTTCTAGATTAAAAGTATCGCAGAAGTTAGCCGAACAAGTAGGTGAGGTTGGTGTGGCAAATTTCTTGCAAGACAGAATTGACATCCATAATAAGCATCAATGGATGTTTAAAGCCACAATTAAGAATAGATAACATCCTTTTTTTATAAATATAACAAAATACCTACACACTCGGAGAACGAACATGGCATTTACTAAAGCTGAAATCCTTAATGATATTGATACCCTAAGCAGTGAAGATTTCGCTGAAAAGTATGCTGGAGTAGATGTTTCTGCCATCATGGAAGGTGGAGACCAACTCTATAAGCAAATTATGGCTAAGAAAATGGAAGGCGCTAAAACATCAACTCATACGGATTCTACGGGCAGAACATATAAGGTAACTATGTCTAAGCCAACTCCAGCAGAAATTGAAGTTAAGCCACGCAGTTCAAAACTGCCACCATTTAAAGGGTCGTTAAAAACTGAAGCCAAAGATTCAGAATACAAGCATGGCGAAATGGCTATGCATCAGCTAAAGAGCATCGTGATGAATGCTCAGAACCTAATGGGTCTAATTCCTACAGATCAAGAACTTCCTGATTGGGTGGAGTCAAAGCTGACTCTTGCTCAGGACTATGTTGACACCATCTATAACTATCTTGCAACGTCAGATGGTGATGTTTCGGAAGCAACAGAAACAAAGTCAGTTAATGAAGAAATTTCGGCAATTACAGAAACTGTTAAATATCTAGACAAGTTCGCTCCCCTTAATGAAATTTCTCACGAAATGAAAAAAGCATGGGTTCATGGAACTTGGAAGAAGCATCTAAAACATGTTGATGATAAACCAGGTACAGTAAAGCCTGAAATGCCAGCTGCTCGCCAAAAGATGTTTCGTAAAACAATGGATGCAGTAGACAAAGAAACTATGCGTCGTCAAGATGAAAAGAGTAAAACCGAAAGACAAGCAAGAGAACCAAAAGTTCATGACCTTCGTCATATGGATCACGGCGAAGTATATGACCATACTCAGACAAGCGGTAAGATTAAAGATGGCGACGTTCTCCATGTAAAGGGTGGTGTTGCTGCTATGCTTGGTGCATGGCCAACAATGATCCACGGCAAGAGCGACGCTCTTCACCACTTCCGCGACGGAACCACAATTCATAATTTTGAAGATGGGTCATATCACAAGACAGCAAAGGCTGCAGGTAAACTAATGGGTATCTCGGAAGATGTAGCATCTACTGTTTCTTACCTAGACAAGTTTATCGTCGAGGGTCCTCGTGGAGATAGTCCAACAAAAGGTACTCGTCTAATTTCAAGACATGAAGGTACAGACGGACACCACGCTGAAGTTCGCTACGATCCAGACTGGCAGGAATATCAAGTCCACCACTATCACATGGGCAAACACCTTGGCGAAGGTCCAGTATCATACCATGGTGAAGGAAAAGAAGGTAGACATGAAGCTACTGAGCATGCTGACCGCACAGTAAGAGATTATCATGTCAAGAATGGCAAACTGGTATCTATGTCTGAAGGTGTAGAATACGTTTCTGAAGTCTCAAAAGAAATGCTGGTTAAAAAGTATTTCCCTAAAGCAGCAGATTCGGGTGTTCGCGCTCAACATGGTGTGTTTAAAGCAAAAACAGTTGATGATCGAGATAAAGCAGAAGCTATTGTTAAAAAAAGAGTCAAAGGTTTGAAGATGTATAAAGATAAAACAATCACAGGTAAAGCTAAAGTAAATGCTACTGAAGAAACACAGTCAGATGTTCTTTCGCCTTTCAATCCTAACTCAAAAAGAGACTTGACTCTAGAAGCCAAAATTGCGCAGGTTATGGCAGCTAAGTCAAATATCCGCAAGGAAGCTGAGGAATCAAGATACAAAGATGTTGACTAAGGATCAAGAATATATCGTTGCTGGAGTGAAACTGGACTCAATCAACGGCACAGAAATAAAGCTAACCAAACACGGCGAACCAGTTAAAACTATTCGTAATGAAGATAAAATTGAAGTGAATCTAACTACTCCTGCGGTGACTATTTCTCTGACTGAAAACCCAGATTATGTAAATATGCTTTCGCCGAAATAAAACATAAATAGAAAAAGAAATTAAGGAGAAACTAAAATGTCATCTTGGGGTAGTCTAGATCAAGCAAATAATGCACCTAAATCAAAGGGTGTAATTGATGCATCTTTTATCAATTACGCTAACGTATATACACACACTGGTGGTTTATTTTCACCATCAAATCCAGCAACGTCGAATGGAACAGTGTTTACTGTAAACTCATTCTCGACTGGTTCTGGATATAACAACGCAGATATTATCACTGTAGTAGCAGCTGCTCCTGCAGTTACTTACGCAAACGCAACATACACAATGGTAACCAATGCTACTGGATATATTCAGCAGGTTGGTGCAGTTTCGAGAGGATCTTTCTCAGCTAATGCTGCGACAGCCAATTTCTCTATCGCTAACGCGACTGGTGGTACTGCTGCTGGTAACTCTTCTGTAACTGGGTTTTCTGTAAACTTTGCATCATCAGTTCGTGGTGATATTCTTTATGGTAACACAACTGTTAATGCTTTCCAGAACCTAGTTGCTGTTGGTGTTTTTGCTGTTGATGCTACTGAAGTTCGTGCTCAGCGCGCTAACTCTTCAGTCAGAAAAGCTATTACTGGTGGTTGGATCGAAAGAAGAAATGGTACTGGTGGTATCATTGCTGTAGGTTATACTGGAACAGCAACTGGATACAGCAACACAGATAAGCTAACAATTGCTTCTCCTGCTGCTGGTGGTAATGCTTCGGTAACTATCACAACAAACTCAACTGGTGGTTCTCTTGCACTAAACATTACTGCTAATGGTTACGGCTTCCTTGCTGTTAACGCAACAGCAAATATTGTGGCTACTAATGCTACTGGTGGTACAATTACTGGAACTGGTGCTACCTTTAGCGCAACTGCTGGTGGTCGTGCTGGTCGTGTTCAGTATGAATCTCTAGTTGCAATGCATATCAAGTCTGAAAATCCTGCTGATAACGCTGTATTCCCTAACTCATAAGGGGTAATTAGAATATGACTACCAGTCCAGTAAAAATATCTGGGTTAACTCCGGCTACAGGGTTGAGCAATTCCGATGTTCTCCCTGTAAGCCAAGGGTTATACACTACTCCTGTAACTAATGGCGTGAATGCAATTACCATTGCAACTTATACTTCGACTATCCCCAGAGTAGTATCAGTAAAGAATATTAATAGCACATCTTATAGTGTTACTAATACCGATTTTATCATTCTCGCAGCAAATTCGACAATAACATTACCAGCATCAAGCAGTATGCCATATCTTCCTATTCAGGTTAAGAATATTGGCCAAACTGTAACAATCAATACAACAGGTTCTGACAAAATCGACGGTAACTCGTCGTTGGTAATCAGTACATTGTATTCCGCTGTTGGACTTGTTTCAAATGCTTCTAGTTGGTTTATTCTTTAATTAAGGAACTGTTTTAATGGCATATTTCCCCGGCGTAACAACACCAGATGGTGTTGAAGTTGTTAAGCCTTATTCTACTGGCGCTCTAGATTGGACATATGCTGCAGCCAGCGGCGGTATTAACAACAGCACATCTCCTATTGTTTTGGTTGCAGGAACTACAAACCAAAAAAACTACCTTACCGCTCTTCTTATTGATAAAGATGTTACTGGTGATGTTACTGAATTCACTATCACAGACGGTGCTTCTACCGTAATTTTTCGTGGACGTTTGGGAACACAAGCAATGACTGGTGTTCTGTATGAATTGCCTACTCCTCTACGCAGTTCGTTGGGTAATGCGCTGAACTTTCAGCTTGTGACCTCTGTTCCTGGTAATGTCTATGTGAATGCTCAAGGATATACTGCATCTTAATTTATGATTGATTACTTAAATGATTGAAAAACTTGACGAGTCTAATATTCTTCTTTATGCTGCAAAACATTATGATAATCATGCGTGTTATGACACAATAGAATTTTATGATGACTTGAAGAAGTTTAATTATATAAAAAGATTACTTAATCAGTATGTTGAAACAGGCGAAATTAAAGAGCGTCTTATTTTGAACCATATTATTGTACTGTATAATTTGTTTGGAGCAGAACCGACTGCTCGGATGTTGTTTCTTAAAATTAAAAATAGACATGAACAATTAAAGCCATTTCTTGAATTACTTGGTATTATGCCGGAAGCGATAAGAAACATTGGTGTGAAGAATGAAACATTTTATAGTAAAGACATAGAATCTGATCAATATATTAAACTAATCCTGGGGGCCATTTAATGAAGACTCTAAAACAATTCATGATTGAGGCAGCAGGAAATGCTGAAATTCAGTTTCAGGATATAGCTGGAACTTGGAAAACTATTACAGTTTCCATTAATCAGCCGCTATACATTCTTCGTCATATGCAAGATGCTAAGAAGAAATTTAAAAACAATAGAGTTCGCGCAATAGACTCTAAAACAAAACAACTATTGGACATGTTACCATGAAAAGTTATAAAGACTTCTTAGAAGCATATGACTATAATACAGGCGACTATGGTGGATACGGCGGCAACGGCGCTGCTGATGGTCCTACTGCTCCTGGAGGCTACCCTAGCGCACCAAAAGATTATGATGTAGCTTCACCAAAGAAAAAGTTTAAAAGACCTCCTGATAATCTCACAAAGAAGTCTAAACCCATCGTCGCTGAAGATGGTGCTGCAGCTGCTGCTCCTGCTAATTCTGCAGGTAATGTAGCTGGTGGTGGCGATAATCCGCAAAAGATTGTTCCTGTGTTTAGTGATATGCAAAAGCGTAAACAGAAAAAGGGTGCTGAAAGTCAAGCAGCTCTTCTTAAAAGTTTTAGAGGTATGTTAAAATGATCAGTGATGCTCTAGGGCAATTAATTAAATTCCTCGTCTTTATCCTTTTCTTAGTAGCAATATTCTTTGCTGGATTCTACGCAGCAGAGAAACAATGCTCAGCAAGTATCAATAAGTCTGAATATAATGCTGAAAAGATAAAATATGATAATTTGAAGAAACAATACGATGATGATGAAGTACAAATTGCTCAGCTTAAAGACCAAAAGAATAAAATACAAGTCGTAACAAATGATGTTGTGCACACAATCATCAAAAAAGTTCCTGTAAATGCCAACTGCGATATTCATGAGGATGTCATTTCTCAGATAAATATTGCTAGAAGTGGAACTAAGAAATGAAAAAACTGAGTATTGTATTTTCTTTATTGCTTGCTGGATGTGTTGCTACACCCGCACCTATCGTTACGGTTTCTTGTAATCCTCCTAGTTCTATTATGGTATTGGAGCAGCCTGTTCCACCAATAAAAGAAACTACTCTAACAGAACAGCAAATTTTACAATATTGGCTGACTGATGACCAGAGACTAAATTCTGTTATTCTAGATAAAAACGCACTAATCAATCACATCAATAAATTCTGTAAGGCAAAATAATGACTGGATTAGATACTAAAATTTCTCTAATAGAAAGAGATATTGATCAGATTGCTAATCTTTGCGATAGAATTGACACATCTATTGAAAAACTTACTGATGTTAGTGTGTCTTTAGAGAAAATGATTGCTGTTCATGAAGTTAAAATTGAACACATTGAAACTTCTAACATGGAAACTAAAGAATATAATAAAGAAATGTTTGATGAGATCATAGAAAGAATCGCTGATCTTGAAAGCTGGAAGTGGAAATTGAGCGGGATCTCTGCTGTTATTAGTGTTATCATCATGACTGCTATAACTTTTGGAATGCGACTTATTCATTAAAAAAAGAACTTGCTATTTTTGCTTGTTGTGGTATAATCACTAATGTGGTTTTGATAATGGATAACGCTTATGTATCATACATGGATGGACGTCAAGTACGCCAACCTACTCTCATCAAGTCTTAAAAGGTTCAAGGTAAAGGCGAACGAGCCTTACTTGGCCAATTGTCGTTGCCCAATCTGTGGCGACTCGACAAAGAATGCATCAAAGGCTCGTGGCTACATCTACCAAAACAAAGACAAGCTGCGATTTCGCTGCCACAACTGTGGTGCGGGAATGACTTTCCCATTCTTTCTTAAGACAGTCAATCCTGATCTTCATAATGAATACGTCAAAGAACGTTTCCTTAATGATGGTGAAGTCAAGAAGGTTGAGAAAAAGACTGAAAATCTAGAATTTTCTTTTCCTGATCATTTGCGTAAGGGTGAGCCGCTTTCTAAGCTGAAGAAGATTTCTCAGCTGAAGTGGGATCATCCTGTCAAGCAGTATGTGGTTAGTAGGAAGATTCCCAATTACTACCATTCAAAGATGTTCTATGCTCCTAAGTTTAAAGCATGGACGAACACCATGATTCCTAATAAGTTTAATCTAGAGCAGGGGGATGAGCCACGACTGGTTATTCCGTTCTTTGATGAAGATAAGAATTTCTTTGGGTATCAAGGTAGGTCTTTGAAGAAGAATGATGCTGTTCGATATATTAGTATCATGTTGCGTAAAGACAAGACCAAAATCTATGGGTTAGATACTGTCAACAAAAGCAAAAAGGTTTTCGTTTTCGAAGGACCGATTGACTCTATGTTCATAAGCAATAGTGTAGCTATGGCCGGTTCTGATGTTTCATTGCCTAGCTTTCCTGATTTTACTATTGTGCTGGACAATGAGCCGCGTAATAAAGAGATTGTAAAATTGCTTGACAAGAACATTGAAAAAGGGTATAATGTATGCATATGGCCCAGCAATGTTCACGAGAAAGATATCAACGATATGATCCTTGCCGGATATGAGAACGAGGATCTCCAGGCCATTATTAATGCGAATACATATAATGGATTGATGGCTCGAATGAAGCTGGCTGAATGGAGAAAAGTATGAGTGAAAAAATGACTGGTTTCATGTGCAAGACAGACTTTGAATGTGAACTTTATGAGTGATGTGTGGAAATAAAGAATAAAACACATTATATGATGACATTTCGTAAACGTATGCTTTTCTTGGAGAAGTTAAAAGTGAAGAATCATGCTGGTGGCACTTACATGTGTGCTAATGTATCTACTAAAACTCAGAAAGATCTAGCTGCTTGGGTTGCCACACATAATATTCCCAATGCAACTGATCCCAAGCAGTATCACACCACAATCATTTATAGTCGTAAGGGTGTTCCTGATGTTAAGGACTATAAGCTTGATCTGCCACTGACCGGTACAATATCCAAGTGGGAAATCTTCAAGAACTGTCTGGTTGCTTTGATTGATTGTCCAGAGCTTGTAGAACATCATAATTCTATTAGAGCACAATTTGGTGCTACTCACGACTATCCAGACTTTAATCCACATATTACAGTCAGTTATGACTATGGTAATACTGCTGTACCAGAAGAACTACCTTCGGTTCCTATTGTCTTTACCAAGACACACATCGAACCACTTGATACAGACTTTACACCAGCAAAGGCAGATTGATATGAAAGTTATTGTTGCAGGTAACAGATATAAAGATCCTGAAGCCAAATCAATCTTTGATGACTATGAACTTGTTCTAAAGGCTATCAATTCATGCGGTTTCTTTATAACTGAACTTGTAAGCGGTACGGCAATTGGTGTAGATCAACTTGGTGAACAATGGGCTACAACTAGAAGTATTCCTGTAACATCAATGCCTGCAGATTGGAATAAATACGGAAAGAGAGCCGGCGCTGCTAGAAATAAAGCGATGGCAGAATATGCAGATGCGGCAGTCATTATCTGGGATGGTAAGTCTAACGGTACTCGAAATATGATTGATGAGATGATCCGACAAAAGAAGCCATATCATCTGCAACTTACATTATCAACATTGGATTCTTTTTATGAGTGAAATTGAAAAGTTGAAGCAGTACCGTGAAGATAATAATATCTCTCGTATAGGTGTGACCACGGCCTATGAACTTGGCTTGACAGATAAAAAGCCAACTGCGGAAGAAATTGCAGGTGAACTCAACAGATTACATGAGTGGTTGAAAGACCCTGTCAATAACTTAGTTTCTCGTATTGACGGTCATGTAATGCTCAAGAAAGATACAATAATGTGTCTTGAGCGCCGTACTGGACTTCAGGATGATGGCTCTTGGGGTGCAATCCCGATGACTAAAGAAGAGGAATGGGAAGTCCGTCACCTAAAAGAAGATGTAGAACTATATGAAAACGCAATTGCTATGATTAAGGAGTTAAATGAACATGACTAAAGATGAATATGATGCACTACATTTAAAATCTATTCTGAAAGAACATAAGCACTGGTCACTTCTAATGCATATCAAGTATATGACAGGACCAAATAAGTTTCTTTTTGAAGATGAAGCAAGTGCTCGAACTACATATGAAGATTTCTCTGTAGCCTTGAAGAAATATAAAGACTACAGAAATGATCGTGAACACACCTTTACCTTTACTGCATTGGGTAACTCTAGCACAACTGTAGATATTGGTGATGTGAGTTATATTAGTGTAAATCCTCCAGTTTCTGATTTTTATGAAAGTGATGATTATGAGCAGTGTTAATCTTGTAGGCATTACTCAGCCTGATTATGAGTATACTGGTTGTACAGATGCATCCGAACTAGTGGCATGGTGTGCCCGTGTATCGAATCCATCAAACCAGAACAACACACAGACTGCACCAAAGCTGCTCAAGTATCTGATCACAAATCAGCATTGGTCACCCCTTGAAATGGTCCATATCTCAATGGAGATTAAGACCACACGCGACATTGCCCGACAGATTCTTCGTCATCGTTCGTTCTCGTTTCAAGAGTATAGCCAGCGTTATGCTGATCCCACTAAGGACTTGAAGTTCGTTACTCGTGAAGCGCGTTTGCAGGATCCAAAGAACCGTCAGAATAGTGTTGATGTAGATGATATTTATCTGGAAGCATTATGGGACGATGCGCAAGATATTGTCAAAAGGGCAGCATTGAAATCCTATAAATGGGCAATCGAAAATGGTGTTGCTAAGGAAGTTGCAAGAGGAGTACTGCCGGAGGGTATGATGGAATCTGTGCTTATTATGTCTGGTTCGCTTCGCTCTTGGGTTCACTACTGTCAGATTCGCATGGACAAAGCAACACAGAAGGAACATCGTATCGTAGCAGAACAGTGCTGGGAAATCATTGGTGAACGCTTCCCTGCTATTATTGAGGCATTGAAGAATGATTCGTGACTTCATTTATACAGAGAGTAAAATAAGTTGTTCTCTCTGCAACCAAGAGATCAAAGATGGTGAGTATCAGGTTCATAGTTGTGTTCCGCACCTTCTAGCTAGAATAAATAAGCTAGAACAAAAAGTTGATAAATTATACAGAAGGGTTACTGATGACGATTTTTGTGATTAAGCGCGATGGAACTAAAGAGACGCTAGATCTTAATAAGTTCCATAAAGTAGCTGAATTTGCGTGTGAAGGTTTGGCTGGTGTTTCTGTTTCAGATCTTGAAATTAAGACGCATATTCAGTTTTATAATGGAATTAAGACTTCTGATATTCAGGAAACTCTTATTAAGGCTGCTGCTGATCTTATTGATGAAGACGCTCCTAATTACCAATACGTTGCTGGTCGCCTAATCAACTATAATCTTCGTAAGCAAGTTTATGGTCAGTATGAGCCAAATTCACTACTAATGCATTATGATGCTGTTATGCGCGCTGGATATTATGATCCGCAGCTAAACACTGCATATAGTCATGAAGAATGGATTGACCTTGGAAAATACATTGATCATACTCGAGACAATCTTCTTACCTATGCTGCAATGGAGCAGTTTCGTGGAAAGTATCTAGTAAAATCGAGAGAAACTGGCCAGTTTTATGAAACGCCTCAGATGGCGTTCATGTTGATTGCCATGACTCTTTTTCAGAACTATAAAACAGACCGCACTAAGTGGGTAAAGGAACTTTATGATGCATTATCTCTATTCGACATTAGCCTTCCTACTCCTATTATGGCTGGTGTCCGTACTCCAGACCGCCAATTCTCTTCCTGCGTTCTCATCGAATCGGATGACTCGCTTAACTCGATTTTTGCTAGTGCTACGGCTATCGGTAGATACGTTGCTAACAAAGCTGGTATTGGTATTGGCGGCGGCAGTCTTCGTGCCGTTAATAGCCCTGTTCGTAATGGTTCTGTTATTACTACTGGCGTTGTTCCTTATTATCGTCTTTGGCAATCATCTGTTAAATCCTGCAGCCAAGGTGGGGTTCGGGGTGGGGCAGCTACTCTCTATTATCCCATTTGGCATCTAGAAGTAGAAGATCTTCTGGTACTTAAGAACAATAAGGGTACTGAAGATAACCGAGTTCGTCATCTTGATTATGGCGTGCAGTTTAATAAGGTAATGTATGAAAGACTTCTTTCTGGAGGTAATATCACCCTCTTTTCACCTCATGACTGCCCGGATCTCTACCAGGCATTCTTTTCTGATGTTGAGAAGTTCCGTACTCTTTACGAGAAGTATGAACGAAATGGAAAGATCAGAAAGAAAAGCATCCCTGCAATTGATCTATTCAGCGCCTTCGCTCAGGAGCGAAAAGATACAGGACGAATCTATCTGATGAATGTTGACCATGCCAATGATCATGGTTCATTTGACAAAAAGAAGGCATTGATCAAGATGAGCAATCTCTGCGCGGAAATTACACTTCCCACCACACCTTTAAAGGATATTAATGATGGTGCCCCAGTAGTCAAAACAATGAAAATGACTAAAGAAGAGTATCAAAAATATCTTGAATGGAAGAAAAATAATCTAAACACCCCAATTAAAAGCAGATAAAGTATAAATAGTAGTGAGGAGAACACTACTATGATTACACTATATGTTAAAACGCATAAAGTTACTGGACTTAAATATCTTGGTAAGACAGAACAAAATCCGTTCGAATACCTGGGTTCAGGGAAGAGATGGAAAAGAGAACTGAACAAATATGGTAAAGATATTGAGACAGAGATTCTATTTCAATCTGATGATATATTAGAAATAAAAGAACAAGGGTTATACTATTCCAAATTATGGGATGTGGTTAATTCTCCTAACTGGGCTAATTTTATTGAAGAAAATGGAAGTGGTGGAGATACGTCTGCTTTTAGAGATTATGCCGCCATGAGTATAAAAACTAAAGGTAGAAAGATAGGTCCGCAATCGACGGAACATAGAATCAACAATTCTTTAGGTCATATGGGTCAAAAAGCCTGGAATAAAGGTTTAGTCGGTGTTGTCAAGGCGTCAGATGAAACTAAAGAAAAGATGCGGTTAGCAAAATTAGGAAAGAAACGCGGTAAGTATAATCTTAAAAAACAGCCCAATGGCACGAAACACTTACAAGGAAAGAAAGCCTGTTGTGTGTGCTGCCGCCGTGAATGGGATCTGGGGAATCTAGCAAAGCATTTAAGGAAACAAAATGGATTTTAAATATGAAATTGTCGACAGTATCGACACTAAAGATAAGGAACATGTTTATGTTACAGAAGTTTTCGAATCTGATTGTAAATCAGAAATATCGTTGTGTACGTTAAGTGCGATCAATTGGGGAAAGATTAGAAAGCCAGCTGACTTCGAAAAGCCATGCACCATTGCTGTACGCGCTCTGGATGCCCTACTGGATTATCAAGACTATCCTGTTAGAGCCGCTGCTATTGGTACTCGCAACCGTCGTCCTCTTGGCATCGGCATCATTAATTTTGCTTATTGGCTGGCTCGTAATGATAGCAGTTACTCTGATCCAGATCTCGATCTTGTGCATGAGTATGCTGAAGCATGGAGTTATTATCTTATCAAAGCCTCGGTCGACTTGGCAGAAGAAGTAGATCCATGTCCTAAGCATACTGATACGCTTTACTCAGGTGGAATCATGCCTATTGATACATACAAGAAGGAAGTCGATGAACTAGTTCAACCAAACTATAAGATGGATTGGGACAGTCTTGCTCTTCGTGCAGCTACGGTTGGTATTCGTAACTCTACTCTAATGGCACTCATGCCAGCAGAGACATCAGCTCAGATAAGTAATTCAACAAATGGTATTGAACCACCTCGCGCGCTTGTATCAATTAAGCAGTCTAAGGATGGTGTACTAAAGCAGGTCGTACCTGGTATCCGTACACTAAAGAATAAATACGAATTGCTATGGGACCAGAAATCACCCGAAGGCTATCTGAAGATCATGGCTGTGTTGCAGAAGTTTATTGATCAGGCCATATCGGTCAACACATCATATAATCCAACACATTATCCTGATAATAAAATTCCCATGTCTGAAATCCTTGGGCATATCCTTATGCACTATAAATATGGTGGTAAGACTTTATACTACTTCAACACTAATGATGGTGCTGGAGAAATGGAAGATAAGCCATTACCCATAAGTATGGTTGACGAAGCTGAGGTTGATTGCGATTCTTGTAAGTTGTAAATTTTAGGAGATATAAAATGGAATATGTTACCGTTACACCTACCCATCTAGATGATTCAGAACTCATTGATTTCCATACACCCAAGAATTCTCTTGTTGTAGAATATAAGGGTTTGCTGAAGCTAAATGAAGTTCCTGAATACTCTATAGAAGTAATTAGCGAAGATAGTGGCGCTCTATAACCCATCCTTTAAGCTCGCTACAAAAGAGCATCTTAAAGAAATTTATGCAATAGAAAAGACTTCTTTTGATGCGAACATAATCATTCGCAAAAAAGATATTAAATTGGCTCTTAATGATAATGAGATATTCATCTTAACTGTGAAGTCTCCTATTTTTATTCAGAGTAATCCAGAAATAGTAATTGGTTACTGCTGGATAATTCGCAAACGAAGATATACGTATATACAAAGTGTGGCCATATCCGAAGCTCATCGCGGCAAAGGGTATGGCCGCATTATTGTTGAAAACGTGCTTGACTTCATCAATACAATGAAGTATAAGTATGCAAGGCTACATGTTCGCGAAGATAATATCGCTGCTAGAAAGCTATATGAATCGTTAGGATTTGCCAATCTTAAATTATTAAAACACTATTACGACCATAACAAGCATGGTTTTCTAATGGAGAAAGAAATAAATGTCCGTATTCCATAATAGGATTCTTCTGGCTCATAAATAAAGTAAAGGAGATTTTTGTATGGACTATCGCTCACACTATAACAAATTAATCCAAAAATCCATAGATAGAACGAAAGATAAACAAAAATACTATGAACAGCACCATATCATTCCTAAGTGTATGGATGGTAATGACGATTCTGATAATTTAGTATATCTTCTTCCAGAAGAACACTATATAGCGCATCTATTGCTAGTAAAAATATATCCAAACGAATATAAACTAATATATGCTGCAAATAT